AACAATCTCAAGCACAACCACAAGAAACACAAACACAAGAGATTGACTTCTTTGAAGACCCAAAGAAGGCAGTTGAGAAAGCAGTTCAAAATCACCCTGATGTGATTGCAGCTAAACAGGCTGCTCTGCAAATGAAGGCTATGCAAACTCAGCAGAAACTTGCTGCTAAGCACCCTGACTTTGTAGATGTCATTAAAGATGGTGAATTTATCGAATGGGTTAAAGCTTCTCCGTTACGTTTGAATATGTACGCGATGGCTGATGCTCAATACGATTTTACAGCTGCTGATGAACTACTGTCTACTTTTAAACAGATTCGCGGTGCAAAGACACAACAAACACAAGAAGCTGGTAAACAAGCTCTTAAGCAGAACTTAAAAGCTGCTGCTGTCGATGTTAGCGGAACTGGTGAGTCCTCCAAGAAAGTCTATCGCCGTGCCGACCTTATCCGGCTACGTATGACTGATCCTTCTCGTTATGATGCCTTACAAGATGAAATCATGGCAGCATACGCTGAGGGTCGTGTTAAATGATTTATTCAATTTAATTTAATCTTTAGGAGATTTAAAAATGGCTTTAGGTACTAACCACGTTACGACCACCACCTCTGCAACCTTTATCCCTGAGGTATGGAGTGACGAAATTATTGCAGCTTACAAAAAGAACTTGGTTGCTGCTAACCTCGTTAAGAAGATGAACTTCAAGGGCAAGAAAGGTGACACCGTTCACATTCCGGCTCCTACCCGTGGCGATGCTTCCGCTAAGGCTGCTTCTACCCAAGTTACGCTGATCGCTGCTACTGAGTCTGAGAAGACCGTGAGCATCAACCAGCATTGGGAATACAGCCGCCTGATCGAAGACATCGTTGAAGCTCAAGCTCTGGCTTCCCTGCGTCAGTTCTACACGGACGATGCTGGCTACGCTCTGGCTAAGAAAGTTGACTCCGTTCTGGTGCAACTGGGCCGTAAGGCTAACGGTGGTGACGGCACTGCTGGCTACACTGGTGCTTACTCTGGTGCTGACGGTACTACCGCTTACACCGGCACTGCTGGCGCTCTGACCGATGCTGCTATTCGTCGTTCTATCCAGCGTCTGGATGACAACGATGTGCCTATGGACGGTCGTTTCCTGATCGTTCCTCCGTCTACCCGTAACACTCTGATGGGTATCGCTCGTTTCACCGAGCAAGCCTTCGTGGGTGAAGTCGGCGGTGGCAACACCATCCGCAACGGTGAAGTTGGCAACGTGTACGGCATCCCCGTCTTCGTGACCACCAACGCTGACACCGCTACCGATGGCGACCGCATCTGCTTGCTGGCTCATAAGGACTTCGCTGTTCTGGTTGAGCAAATGGGCGTGCGTACTCAGACGCAATACCGCCAGGAATATTTGGGCACTCTGTTCACCGCTGACGTTCTGTTCGGCGCTGACGAGCTGCGTGACGGTTCCGCTGTGGCTCTGGCCGTACCGAGCTGATAAGCTGAGTAACTAAACAGTCGCCCCTTTGGAGTTTTCTCTAAGGGGGCTTCTGTGTATCTACTCCAACGATTGCAAAACAATCTGATATACAAGGAATAATAGGTAATGAAATTTAAGTGTAATCAATCAGGCAACATCTTTGAGTTTACTTCAGAGCATGACATTAAGACTATGCGTACCCATCCGGGCTACACCGAAGTAATACAAGAAGAGCCTAAGAAGCCTGTAGGCCGTCCGCCTAAGAGTAATATACAAACAACACAGGAAGAATAAACACTATGCGTGAAGTATCAGTAGGAACAAACTTAGTAGCAGATACTAAGACAACAGTGTATACAGTGCCTACTGGCTACTTTGCTAAGTGGAATCTGTGTTATATAGTAAACAACACTGGCAACAATAAAGCAGCAAGTGCTTGGTGGTACGATAAGTCAACTAACGAGGAATACGCTGTAGTTAGTGGTTATGTGCTCAGCCCTACACAGTTTCTTAAGTTTGATGGTGGTGCTTTTGTTGTACTTGAAGAGGGCGATCAGGTTCGTTTAAAGTCTGAACTAGGCTCTACGATGGCAGCTATCAATACCTTTGAGTTGATTAGGAAAGCTTAATATATCATGGCAGATCAACAAACTTACACGCCAGAATACTTTCAGCAGTTAGAGAACTATTATACCTCTTACAATGCTAATCCTACCCCTGTGGACACTCAGATGCTTCAGGACTGGTATGGACAAGACACCTTCAATCCCGGTGCTTCTATTAGCTTACCTTCTGCTCCAAGTACACCTACTGCTGGTGTTAATTCATTGCTTAGCTCTTTAGCAGCTTCTAACAGTGGCGGCGGTAGTAGCAGCGATGTAATGGCAAACATCAATGCCATGACTGACCCCGCTCAGCAGCTCATTGCTCTGCAGAATCCTATCACACAAGCATTGTTATCGCTGGCTCCTATGGGATTAGGAGGTGCTATCAGTGGTTTTGCTGGAGCTAACGCAGCTAACCAGTTCAACCAAATTGCAGGTTTGTATGGTGGTCAAGTTCCCGGACAGATTAGTCCTGCATTAGCAGCTCTTCAAGGCTTATTTGGATATACGCCTGATGCTATTACAGCTGCTCAGACATTAGCCAATCAGTTCAATATGGGTGAGGACACTACTGGTGTCTTTGCTGGTTATATGCAAGCCGCTACCGATCCTGTCTTAGGTGGTATTGTTAACTCCTTAGCTGAGCAAGCTGGCCCTAATGGTTTAACTCCTCAAGAATATGGTGTTATTGGTCAAGCTATTGGTCAACAGATTCAAGAGACTATGACAGCTAACCCCGGATTGTCTTATGAATCAGCTGGTGCGTTAACAGCTTCTAACTTAGGCATTGATGCTGGCTATGATGTTGGGTCTACTTATGGCCCTGACAACGTAGATGTTGGTGGTGGTTGGAGTCCTGCTGGTGACAGCTACGGCAGTAGTGACAGGGGTGGTGGTTATTCATCCTCTGACAGCGGCATTGGTGGTGGATACTCTGATGGCTCCGATGGCGGCTATTGGTAATTAAAGTAAAAGGATAATTATTATGGCTATTTACCGTGGCCCCGGCGGTGCTGGTGATGCTGTAGAGGATTCAACAAGTGAAGTGCTGTTAGCTGTAGCAAAGGCTGACGAAGCTAGTGCTTCAGCGGCTGCAGCGGCTACTAGTGCATCAGCAGATAGCACTTCAGCTACTTCTGCAGCTTCTAGCGCAGCTTCAGCTTCTACGTCAGCATCAAATGCGTCTACTTCTGCAAGTTCTGCTTCTACCTACGCTTCTAACGCTTCTACGTCAGCAGCAAGTGCGACTACACAAGCTACACAGGCAGCTTCTTCGGCTACCTCAGCAGCCTCTAGTGCCAGTGCTTCTTCTAGCTCAGCTTCTGATGCTGCATCTTCGGCTACAGCTGCGGCTAACTCAGCTACTTCAGCGAGCAACTCAGCTACTGCAGCAGCATCGAGTGCAACCACAGCAGCAGGTCATGTAACTACAGCTAGTGGCTATGCGACTACAGCAGCAACTGAGGCAAGCAATGCAGCTGGTAGCGCAGCTTCAGCGAGCAGTAGTGCCTCTGCAGCTGCTAGTTCTGCTTCTGCAGCTTCAACGTCTGCTACAGCAGCTTCTACCAGTGCATCTAATGCAAGCTCCAGTGCTACTGCAGCAGCGTCTAGTGCAACGTCAGCAAGCAATAGTGCGACATCTAGTGCCTCTAGCGCAACAGCATCGGCCTCTAGTGCCTCTGATGCAGCTACTTCGGCAACAGCAGCGGCTTCTAGTGCAACAACGGCAGCCTCTAGTGCTACCGATTCTGCTAACTCTGCAACCTCTGCAGCTACTCAAGCCTCTAACGCAGCTTCTTCTGCAACCAATGCAAGCACTTCAGCGGCAGCAGCGGCATCCTCTGCCACTGCAGCAGCAGCTAGTGCCTTAGAAGCAGCTGACTATGTGTCTACAATTTCTGGTGGAACCTATTAATTAAGGGTAAACAACAATGGCAACTATCTTAACTAAACGCAGCAACACAGCTAGTTCTGTGCCTTTGGCTGCTGATTTAACTAACTCTACCAGCGGTGCTGAACTTGCTGTTAACACTGCCGATAAGCGTCTGTTCACTAAAGACTCTGGAGGCACTGTTGTCGAACTAGGTACTAATCCTTCTTCACTGACTCTCAACGGTGGTACCGCTAATGGCGTCCCATACCTTAATGGTAGTAAAGTCCTGACCACTGGGTCTGCGCTGCAATTCGACGGTAGCAACCTCGGCTTGGGGGTTACTCCGAGTGCTTGGGGTGGTTTTCCAGCTATTCAGTTTACAAACAATTATTCAGTGAGTGCGCTAGGAACAATGAAGAATGCTTATTATGACGGATCGTCATATAAGTACATTACTTCGTCCTACGCTTCCCAATATCAGCAGGACTCTTTAGGAAAACACATTTGGTCAACCGCCCCCTCCGGCACAGCAGGTAACGCTATCAGCTTTACTCAGGCGATGACGCTGGATGCGAGTGGTAGCTTGATGCTTGGCATGACCTCTGCAAATGAGATCGTCAGTATCTACAAGAGCGCAAACACATACATCGGTCTTTACAACTCGACAAGCGGAACTTCTGGGTCTGATGGTGGCTATCTTGGCCTTGCGGGTTCTGACTTGGAACTTCGCAACAAGGAGAGCGGCAACGTCACACTTTGGACTGCGAACACCGAACGCGCCCGTATCGACTCCAGCGGTAACTTGCTGGTGGGGACTACGAGTTCTGGCGGCGAGATTGGTCGTTTAACTGTTAAACAAGGAGCCGATGCTGATAACGGCGGTCTTCGTTTAATTGCGCCAAATTCAACAAACGCATGGGCGCCGCGTACTGGATCGGATAGTCAGTTTTATTTTGGGTATAACGGAACAAGTAAAGCAAAAATTGACAACAGCAGTGGCGCTTACAGTGCTTTGTCTGATGCTCGGTTAAAAGAAAACGTACAAGAGTCTGTAAAAGGGCTTTCAGAAATTTTGGCCTTAAGGTCTGTTGAATACACATTTATTGACGACGAAGCAAAAACACCACAAGTTGGTTTTATTGCACAAGAAGTTGAATCTGTAATACCTGAAGTTGTTAGCACTCCAACTTCTTCAAATCAATACTACGGATTGAACTATGCAGGTGTTGTTCCTGTATTAGTCAAAGCCATCCAAGAACAGCAAGCCATCATCTCCGCGCAGCAAGCCGCGCTGGACTCCCTCAAGGCACGTCTGGATGCCGCAAATCTCTGAGCGTTACAAAGTAACTGAAAGGAAAAATCATGACTACTATTAACTGGACTGTTTCGAGTCTTGAGCGCGATGTCGCTACTGGATATGTAAATGTCGCACACTGGCAATGCTCCGGTGTAGATGGCGACTTCTCTGGCTCTGTCTATGCCTCTTGCGGCTTTGACGGTGAGCTGTCTGTGCCTTACGAATCCCTGACTGAAGCCACTGTGCTTGGTTGGGTGTGGCAGAAGGTGGACAAAGAGGCTACTGAGGCGGCTGTGGCTGCTCAGATCGAGGCTAAGAAGAATCCTGTCACAGCCAGTGGCACTCCTTGGAGCAATTAATAACACTGAAGGAATAAAATAGTATGGCTACGTATTTAGATGTAGTAAACAATGTGCTCAGACGACTGCGGGAGCCTACTGTAACTTCCGTCAATGATACTGATTACAGTGCAATGATTGGGGTATTCGTCAACGATGCTAAGCGTGAAGTAGAAGATGCTTACGATTGGAATGCACTGTCGGATACCCTCACCGCTGTAACCTCTGCTGGTGTGTTTAACTATGTATTGGTAGGTTCTAAGACTCGCTTCAGAGTCATTGATGTTCTTAATGACACCAAAGATTTTGAACTGAAGTAT